TCCGCGGAAGACGCACCAGTGACAGCCCAGACGAGTTCCTTCACCGGGTGGTTGTAGGACAAACGGATGTTCTTGGTATCACCCGAGGTCACGGCATCGACACCAGTGTGTTGCACTTGTTCAATGAGGTATTCGTGACCCTTTTGGGCGAAGCGTCGGCGTTCTTCAGTGTCGAGGTACACGTAGTTGCCCCAAACCTTGAAGGTGTTGGTACCGAAGTAGACTTCGAACATGTCAGACAAATCGAAGTCAATGCGCACTTCGTGGTATTGAAGGGCAATGAGCGGCAAATAAAGACCCGGATTCCGGTTGAAAAAGAAGATCAACGGCAAGAACACTTGACCCTTACCCGTCGTCATCTTCGCGTAGTTCGCCTTCTTGGATTCATCCAAGTAAAGCTCAGAGTACAAACGCCACCAGCGTTGGTAGTGCTTGTCGATGCGTTGACCACCGATGGAGAGTTCGGCCGTCTTGATCGCACGTTCCGCAACCCAGTTGCAGTCCGTGGCACCAGACTTGGAGGTGAGACTAGCCTTCGACGACAATTCAACGTACATGTCACCGATCAAGTCACCGTTGCGGGCAACAGTCACGGAGATGCGACCGTTGTTAGCCGGGTTACCGTTCGTGGTTTGTTCGATGTTTTCCATCGCAAAGTTGGTGTGTCGCTTGTACACAGCCTGGAAGAAAGTGACCTTCGGGTTACCCGTAAGGTAGACATCTTGAGCGCCATAGGCAACCAGTTGCATGAGACCGCCAGCCATTTTGAGAGTTTTTGTACTATATACAGAGATTTTTTTTTGGCCTGGTACCGCACGACGCGAAAAATTGATGTTGGTCTTTTCTCAGTATAGATCAAATGTCGAGTGACCAAGAAATTGAAGAAGGTGAAATTGTTCCGGTCGAAGAAGACCTCATTGACGATGAAGAAGATTTTGACTTTGAAGAATCCGGGATCGATCTTGTCGATATTCTCACGACCCCGGATGGTGACACTGTTTGTTCCGCCCTGGTTGCACTTGTTCAACAAATCCAAACCCAAAATAAAATCCTGATAAAGATGCTCGGTAAGATGGGTTAAAAAATAGAAGCGAGTATTAGTAAATTAAGGGATGGAGACTCACTTCATATCCGAAGATGCAGATCAACATCAATCGAATATGGAGATGTGGAAAAGTCAGATTCAGTCATTAAGTTCTGAAGAGTTGGTGGAATTTTTGTCTGGACTTGAAAATGAATGGTATATCGGCGCACGTCGAGATTCAAAAATCTCCTCTGAGTTGGGATATAAAAAATTCTTCAGACCGGAAGAGATAGACCCCGAATCTGGAAAACCTTATAGAGTAGATATCGAGTTGCTTTCTGGAAAACACAAGAGTATTCTTACACACCTTGGGCAGCTGTATCATCGAGGTGAATCTCTTGACATTCTGGACTACGAACCAGATGATGATGGCCTGAAAGTTTCGGTACGTATTAATCGTTTGATTGATCAAGTGGACGATGCATTTCAAATTGTTTTTCGTAACACGAGAATCTACGAACGTATCAACAACCCGACATTTGTTCCTATCAACCCGGAAACAGATCATTCATTATTCAGATGTAGCACCATCAATGTTGATGAACTTACTCCGTATCAACAAGCAATCGTAGCTGTTCTGAATCACACGTACACAAACAACATTAGGCGTTACAAAGGATATTGTTGCACACAGATTGTTACCCCCGAGGGCTACTCAACTCGTGCATGGAAGCCAGCGAAAACTATCCAAGAAGAAGTTCATATGTTTGCTCAAAAAGAAACAAACTTTGAAACTTGGAAGAATCTGACATCTCGTGGTTCTGGTTTCAATGATGTGATTAATCATTTATCAAAGTGTTCGGACATGCAGTTCCCAGAGATTTCTAAGAATCGCCATGTCTGGAGTTTCAAGAATGGTGTGTTCATCGGTAAGGAATGGGTTCCTTCAACTGGTAGGTACGAATCTAAATTTTACAACTATGAAAGTAAGCAGTTCAAGTGTCTCGATCCAACTATAGTGAGCTGTAAATACTTTGATCAAATGTTCGAAAGTTATGATCACATTGAAAACTGGTGGGACATTCCAACGCCGTATTTCCAAAGCATCATGGACTATCAAGGTTTTGATGAAAAAGTGTCCAAATGGATGTACGTGATGGGTGGTCGTCTTTGTTTTGACGTCGGTGACCTCGAGGGTTGGCAAATTGCCATGTACTGTAAAGGGGTTGCCAGAACTGGTAAGTCTACTTTATTGACCAAGGTGTTTAGAAAGTTTTATGAAGCTGAAGATGTTCGCGTCTTGAGCTCCAACTCTGAAAAACAATTCGGTCTTTCTGGTATCTACGATGGTTTCATGTTTATCGCTCCCGAGTGTAAATCCAATATGAGCTTGAACCAAGCGGAACTTCAGCAAATCATTAGCGGTGAAGATGTGAGCTTGGCCATCAAACATGAAAAACCAAAGTCAATGAGGTGGACGACTCCGGGATGTATGGCGGGTAACGAATTACCAGACTACAAAGATGCATCTGGTTCCATCCTCCGACGTCTTTTAGTGTTCAATTTTCCGAAACAAGTGAAAGACAATGACACAGATCCACAGTTGGACGACAAATTGGAACGCGAACTTCCAGCCATCTTATTGAAGTGTGTGCGAGCCTACCTCGACTACGGTCAAAAGTATGCAAACAGAGATGCGTGGGCCGTAGTTCCCAAGTATTTCAAGGAAATTCAAAAGCAAGTGGCGATGGTCACGAGCTCCTTGACTAACTTCTTGGAAAGCAGCTTGGTAATTCGAGACAAGGATCTGTATGTTCCTCAGAGCATCTTTGTCCAGGCTTTCTCTCAACACTGTTCGCAATCAAACCTTGGAAGACCCAGGTTCAATCCAGATTTTTATGCAGGTCCCTTCAGTTCTTATGGCATCGAAGTTCGCGATGAAGCAATATCTTACAAGGGTCGGGCTTACAGAAAGCAACCAGTCATTTATGGTCTCGATGTGGTGAATGAAAACGAAGAAATAGTCACGAGTGGGTATTAAAAAAAATCAGGTGGTATAGTAATATGGACATCCAGCGTATGCGTCAGTTTGTCAAGAACTCAAACGTCGAGGTTGAGTCTAACAACAACAATGACAACGCCTTGGCCGCCAACATCGAGGCAGCTATGGCTCCTCAACCTCATGAGGGTGCTGAAAACTTAAACAAGTTTTTAAAGAATGAAACTGTCGGTAATTTTGCCGAGTTTTATCGGGTGAACAACTCTGGTTTCTACGTGAGTGATCTGAAACCCGGTATGTTTAATGTCACAGTGAACCGTAACTTTGACTCTGCAACACGCGTTGATCTCGGTGCTCTATTGAAGAAACCAATTCTTCCGGCGGCTCCTCTAACTAAAGGTATCAGTATAGAAGTTTTGGAAATAAAGGGTATATACGGTCGTTTCCAAACTGGTTTCCGTAAAGATACTCAAGGATCTCAAGGATCTCAGACGCGTAAAGATTTCTTTTCGGTTGATTACAAAGCTCGCATCTTCAATGACAAAGGTTCGAAGGGTGTGAGTTTCACAATCTACAAGAATGGTAAGATTCGATTTTCGGGTGGGTTCTTGGGACTCGAGAAGGTGACCGAACAACCCAATTTGATTCGTACGTACATGATTGATAATTATACGGATCGATCTTCATTCTTGTATGGGAATGCATTCTATAACAACATCAGCGGTCAGTTCAAAGTGAACGCCAAATTTAAAAGCATTTCAAGTTTGCCAATGCGTGGTCAACGCTATGGTCTCGAACCGACAACAAGCTATGAAGCTGAAATCGCTGCGCCCATTCTTTATGTTGACTACCAAGGGTACAACTTTAACATGTCCGAAAACGGTGTCGTTCAAATTTTGGGTCTCGATGAACCAGAAAACCTGGTCGCGGCCTACAAGGTTGGTTCCGAACTTATGCGTAAGTTTAAAAGAGGAGGTGAGTTTATAGTCCAAGATATTAAAAAGTCTCCGAAACGTCGAAGACTCAAAGTTAAGAAGACTACTTGTCCGAAGACACGTGTGCCACCGTGCAAAGCTGGGTATGCCGCTAAGAAAAATCCCCAAGGATTTGATTGTTGCTACAAGATTCCCAAGAAATCGAGCACAAACAATGCACAACCACAGAAAAGATTCGTGGTCGCGTTTGATAACAAACAAAGATTGAAGATTAATGGTCTTCAATGTGCTCGCTATCCTAAGCCAGAGCTCGTTAAGATTGCTCGTGAGATGGGTATCGTCGGTATCAAAGAAAAGACGACTGTCAAGGAACTGTGTAGTCTGATTTCTTCGGTTCGTCGCATTAATCCTGTTGTGAATAGTATCAAGGTTGGCAGCAAGCAAATGTCTGTGAATGGCCAAGGTAACAAGTTCCGATTGAGCAAGAGAATGTGCAAGACTTACAAGAAAGCCGATCTCATTAAGATTGTTGAGGGTCTCGGTCTACGAAGAACGGGTAAAGAGACCGTTCCAGTTTTGTGTTCCATGATTGAAAGATATAAACCAGCTAACTCTTTGAGGAATAAAGTCATCAGTGCCTACGGGTCCGCATGGATGAACAAGTACCGAAATGTCATGGGACCCATCAATGGTGATGTCAAGATGCTACGAAATAAAATTGGACAAACAAATGTGAAGAATGTTGACAACCTGATCAAAAAGACAGTCGCGGCTCTAAAGAAATCTAGAAAGGCATCTCTGGATAAAAAGTTGCTTAAGAGTAATGGTGTCGGTAAGAACAATAATGGAACGCCTAAAGCCACCAAGAGATCTGGTAACAAAGCGTCTGGATCTCGGAAGAAGTAAATACGGACATGGTGTGCGTGTAAATTCAGATACCATGACGTGGGGAACTCGGAAAAATTCTTGGATGGAAATGGCTATCGAAGAGTTCCTTGATGGTATCATTTACATTATAGCCGACTACATTCGCGAAGGAAGAAATTCCAAACGTGTAGTATCAGACCTTGAATATAAATTCATGTGCAAAAACAATACACACATAGAAAAACCAGATCCAATTGAATGGCTCAAGCAACATGATGGGCAAGATGATAACGAACTCATCATGTTTATTTTGGATCATCACAAACATATTGAAAGTGACCATCACAAATTGACGATTGAATCATTGATCAACACGACAAATTTTTGTTTATAAACTTGTTGGGCTCAGCTATTTGTTTCAAGTGGGTCGTGTGGTATGAAAAGTCGTAGCCAACAAAGTAATCTTTTATTTGTTGTGACACACTCGTCGCTTCACCAAGTCTCGGAATACCCGTGCAGACTGACATCTTTTCGATTTCCAATAAGTAATCTTCCATAGCAACAAATCGACGAAGGTTTTCATCAGACATACCATTTTCCTTCATCAATTTGTACATGGTCGCCGAAGCCCCTTGAGACATGTGAAAATTTTTGGAACCACCAATCTGCTCTGACGGACTGTTGTAGAATGCATACATGAGAGCTGCCCCAATTAAAAGAGGAATCATATTAATATACCTAAAGATATTTTGACAGTAAAAAATAGAAACGTATGTCTGCAGGTGTTCTCATCGCTGGTAGTCTGTGCCCGGGTATAAATAATGCGATCCGACACATTGTAGTCGCTGAAAAGTGTGCTGGTCGAACTGTCTATGGATACATGGATGGATTCAGGGGACTCAACCGGGACAAAAAATACAGAGTTGACCTCATCGATCTCTACGATGAAAATGGCTCAATTCTTCGAATGTCTAGAGAACCATTGGATCTCGAACGAGCGCGACCCCAACTTGAAACACTTGACCACCTCTGGTGTATCGGAGGTCGCGGAACCATGGCCGCGGCTAAAGTGATTGCAGCCGATGAAAATCTTGATGTCAATGTGATTGGTATCGCAAAGTCCATCAACAACGACGTTCCTAAGATTAGAGAAACCCTGGGATTTCAGTCGGCTGTCAATGAGCTGACAGCTATTGTCGATCGAGCATGTGTGTTAGCGTTGACAGAAAGTACGGTTGTATTCGTCGAAGTACCGGGTGAAAGAAATGGAACTTTGGTGCGAACTACTGGCACGGTATCGTTGTCCAAATGTCAAGTTGTTATTTCTCCGGAATCCTACGAAGACTATCTTTACGATGTTGAAACTTTTTACAGAGCGGATGGTTACTGTGTTGTTCTTGTGTCCGAGTACTGTGAGTACAATTACATTAGAAAACACATTGAAACTAGACACGGTATTAAGACTGTCACGTTCAAACCGGGTATGTTAATTAATGCTGCACCTACGAGTGCCTATGACAACATTTTGAGTACGAGAATGGTCAACGAAGCCATGGAGTACTCAAAGACTCGTAAAAATTTTATCAAGGGTGCGACGAATGTTGTCGATCTCGTCTAAAAAATATTGGTCAAAGGTAAGATGTTGTCACTTCAGACCAATACAAATTTGGTCGCTTTGTTTGTCATCGCTGCGGCTGGATTTTTTATGCATCGCGGAGTTAATTACATTCCAAAGTTTGATGCAAAATTTATTTCGAGTATCATACTTTTAAACTTTGCTGTTTTTGGTCCTCAAGAAACCATTAAGAAGCCGGAAATCATTAACAAGCTCATGCAAAATAAACTGTTCAAAGCGGTGTCGGTGATTGGAATTGTTTTGATCACTGTGGGTGATGTTGAAAATTCTGTTTTTGCTCTGATTGCCTTTTTGTCTTTGGTTCAACTACTTCGAACGAAAGAAGAACGTCAAAAATATCCTTACATCGTTTAAAGTTTAAGGGGCAATCTAAAGTAAGATGAATCTCTATGATATTTCTGGACTAACGAGTTCAATTTTAATATGTCTCATGTTTGTACCCGAGGTTATTCACGTTTACAAACATAGAGATGCCAAGGCGATCAATTACATGTTTTTAAATTTAAATTTACTTGCAAGTATCTTGGCTCTCATATATTCGGTCAAGTACAACGTAATTCCAATGACAATTACAAATATTTCAGCTGGACTATTCTCATTGATTATGTTTAACTTTAAGTATGTAAATGAACTTAAAGAAAAAGAGATAAATACTGATATGGCTTCTATAGTGTAGTGGCCTATCACTTTGGACTTTGAATCCAACAACCCTGGTTCGATCCCAGGTGGAAGCTATACCCAGCCTTAGCTCAGTTGGAAGAGCAGCGGATTGTAGTGGTATGATAATTCTCCGCGGGTCACTGGTTCGAATCCAGTAGGCTGGATCTCTCGTAACTCAGATGGCTAGAGTGTTCGACTGTTAATCGAAAAGTCATGGGTTCGATCCCCATCGAGAGAGTTTTTAGATGTGTTATTCCCACATGTAAAAATTTTCGTTTTATTTAGATTTTAATTACTTCGTGTTTTCCGAAAAAGTTACGCTGAGCCATGACAAAATTCATCGACGTTTTTCTTTGACCGATGAAGTCGTAGTGCGACAGAGCTGCCTGGATGGCTGGACACGGAATACCCGATCTTATGCAGTGCATGACAAATGTTCTCGCGTCTCCGACGGTTTCGTTTATAACCTTTCCATAATCTTCTGAGATCATGGGACATTCGATAACAGTTCCCTTGGACCACGCCTTTCGAATCTTCTTCTGCTTGATTGGACGAAGAGATGCGAGGTCATAGCCTTCGCTGATAGCCATGGCAAATAAGAATCGCAAAGCTTGTGCCGCCAGCGTGGCATCAAAGAATGGAACGGGTTTCTGAAATGTTTCGATGCTTCGAGTGTACCGACTCACGATGCGCGCGTTTACAGCCGAAGATATGACAGGCGTTGGAATACCCATTTCAAGACCAAGTTGTGTACACCAGAGACCAGTCCCGTTCATCTCAGCGACGTCCGAAATTTCAATCATGTTGTACTTTTCAAGAATTTCATGGGCGTGTCGAATGATTGGTCCATCTATGTCTGTGTCATGGAGTACTGCTAGTACATGATTCGTGTAACCTATGTTTTGATCGCAGTACGCAAATACATCTGCCATTCCTTGAAGCATACCGCACTCGATGCCGTTGTGAATCATTTTAGTGTAGTGACCATCACCCGCGTTTGGACCCATGTAGACAACATTCTTGCAGAACGAGTTAAGAAATTCTTTTTGTTCGTCGTAATAACTTCGTGGACCTCCCAACATCACACCTGGTCCATGCAGTGCACCGATACCAGCTCCAAGATATTTAATATGTCTCGAAGAACAATACTCGGCTCTCTTATGTGATGTATTGTAATATTCATCGGAACAATCAATGATAGTGTCACTCAGTTCCATGACCTTTGTCAGGTGTTTGATGACTGAGTCACTCGGTTGACCGGGTGGTACGACAGTCATGATGGTGCGTGGCCTTTTCATGGAAGAAACCATTTCACAGATAGATTCATGACCTTTGGTCTTAGTCGTACACTTCAAAAGTTCTTTTATTTTTTCGGGACTTCGATTAAAGACGTGCATATCAATTTTGTTGTCAAGGTTCAGGGCTAAGTTGTGGCCCATCGCCCCGATGCCGATGATACCGTGAGACATGATTACTATTTGATAGTCGTGGCAAAGCTTTATTTAAATTTTGTCTGGGTATATTAAATGTCTATCCAATCGGGTGATGGTGTTTTGGAAATACTCGACGGTACGTTGAAGGTTTCCAGGCTAGATATTCAAGACATCACTGGTTTAGATGTTGGTATCAACACGATCGCGAGAAATATGGTACTACTCAGAGATGACCAGACCGCCGCGACCGTCCCGGGAGGTGGTGTGTCCGCATCTTCGGGAATTTCGCGGGACATTGGTAACGAAGAGACGGTCTTTACGGGAGGTTACGTCTACTGGCCCATAAAAGTTCCGAACGCGTGGACCATGCATTTCAAAGTTTTGGGAGCTTTGATCTTTAGCTTTTCGAACACGTCCGAACCAACGTCGTCCGTCGCGTCTGACAACCACGGTGGCTACAAATTGGTTTTTGATTCTGCAAACAGTCGCTTTTCTTTTTACTACCAAGGTACGGAGATTGAGGCGACACGAACGACGTACGATCCTAATACTTTGACCCGTGTGCTCATTAACTACGAGTACGGTGGTATTTCTGTCGTACTCGATGATGACCTGGCTATGAACTACGCATTGACTCACGGCGAAGATGCATACACGGGTGAGTACGCGGGTTTTGCTGGGACGGGTGGAGCCAAGGTCAAGGACATTAAGTTGACAAACGGTGACAAATGGCAATACACGGCTGATTCTAACGCGTCTTCGATCGCCTATTTGAATGGCAATGTCGGTATCGGAACGTCGTCGCCTCAAAAGACATTGGATGTCCGAGGAGATGCTCGCGTCACGGGTAATCTTTTTGTCGCGGGTTCGACCTTTGTGGTCGATCAACAAAACTTGTCCGTCAAGGATAAAATTATTGAATTGGGGGGTGAAAATGCCGACGCATCGTCGAACGTCGGTATGATCATGACGACCGGTGGTTCGTCGAACGTCGCGATCGGGTACCGCGGTGAAGAATCTGAATTGATGATCGGCTTTACATCGAACATTGCGACGGATAATGAATTGACACCGAAGGACGCAACCAACCTTTCTGTGAAGGTCTACGGTGATTTGGATGTGTCTCGAGCTTTGTCTGGTTCGACCGTCAGGGGTGACGGATATCTTTTGTCGAATGTGACGTTGGCTCAAGTGGCTGATTATGGAAACACGACGTCCAACACGATTCAATTCAATGGGACCACGACGTCTTTGATAACTGCCGGTAACGTGGCGGTCGGGACGACGACGGCTCTGGTCGATTTGGCCATCGGTGACGCCAACACGGGTCTGAACCAAGAAGGCGAAGATGAATTGGGAATATACACAGGTGGTCAAGAGCGTCTTCGCGTCGATGCATCGGGTAACGTGGGTGTTGGCACAGCGTCACCGGTACAGTCCCTGCATGTCGTCGGTAAGCAGTACATCAATGGTCTTCCGCAAGGCGCCAGTGTGACCGACGATGGAGCTAACCTTTTGGTGACGGGACAGACGACGAGTACGTCTCCGGAATCGTTGATCACGATGACTCGTCCAGCCGATTCTGGCACAAACGTGGCTTCTAAGGCTGCTTTGAAACTTTCGCGATGGTCGGCGGACAGTCCGACTGCTTCGAGGTCCAAGCTAGACTTTGCGTTGTCTTCGGGAGCCTATAACAACGAAGTGACACCATTGACTTTGCAGGCCAATAACAAGGTTGGCATCGGTAATACCGAACCAACACACGATTTGGACGTCGGTTCCAATCTGTACGTCGAAGACACGGGAACTTCGGTGTTGACCGTGCTCGGGAACGCCGTGGTGTCGAATAAGCTCACGGTGCAGAGTTTCCGCATTTCATCGTCTTCATCGAGTGGTCTCCAAGCCGTGACGACGGGTGTGGGCGCAAACACAACCTCGAACCCCATCGTGATCACGAATGCCGATAACTCTACGAGCACGACGACCGGTGCACTCACGCTCACAAACGGGGGTCTCGGGGTCGCCGGGGATATTCACGCGGGTGGATCGCTCACACTCGCGGGTGATTTGGCAGTCGATGGAAGTACTTTTAATGTGGATGCTACCCAAAATCGAGTGGGGATTCTCACAGCGAGTCCGGGATATCCATTGGACGTCCACGGAGCCGCGAATGTTGGGGCTTTGACGACGACCTCTGTCTCTGGTGACGGTTCGGGGATCACGAACATTCTTTCCTCGAGTGTGAATGACTTTTCGTCGAACGTGACGAGGATTGGTACCCTCGAGACGGATCTGGGGTCGAATGTCACGAGGATCACCAACTTGGAATCCTCTGATATGACCATCGGGGGTGAGAAGACCTTCAGTTCGAGTCTCACGGTCGGCGGTGACGTCACCGTGACGGACACGACATCCGGTTCCGCCGCGGGACCAGAATTTTCACTGTACCGAAACCAAACCGGTACAAATGGTGACTACTTGGGTCAGCTACGTTTCGATGGTAAACACGACGGTGGAAATGACCAACTCTATGCGAAGATTACGGGTAAGATTAAAAAAGCTGACCAGGGAGGCGAAGATGGAGTCATTGAAACGGCTATTATTACGGATGGTTCACAGAGGGTAAGTCTCCGACACACCGGGGATTTGTTTCACATTAAAAAGGGTACGGATTTCCAAGTCGGGGAGGTCGCGAATCTTTACGTGGACACATCGACGAGTCGGGTAGGTATCAACGTGGCGAGTCCATCGTACACACTCGACGTCGGTGGTGACATAAACCTTTCGACTGGGTCTACTTTGAGAATAAATGGCATACCCGCAGTTTTCAGTAACTGGACAGTCAGTGGTTCTGATATATATCGTTCATCGGGCAACGTCGGCATCGGGACGACGAGTCCGGGTTCTAAATTAGATATATACACGGGTTCTACCTCTACAGTCGGTTTGTCACT